TTACCATTATCACCACAACAAATAAGATACAACAATACAAACAAACAATATATGTTCACAACGATTGACGAGAGATTTTATTAAAACCAAACAGAAAGTTTACAAATGAAAGCTTAGAACACTTACAAACTTTTGCTTAGCCAAGTTATGCTCAGGTATTCCTGACTTGCAAAAACAAGGCTATGGCATATCCTTATATAGGCAATTTAGAGAACCGGGTGCACATCTTGGGCCCCATCGTCATTCTTTAAATTGTGAACTAAAGGATGCCACGCAAAAAGCAAAAGATGCTTAAAGGATAAGCATCTGAAGAAAGACAGGCGCACTTACAGCGCACTTACAAAAGCAAAAGCATAAAGTAGAGCGCACGAAGAGCGCACTACAAAAAGCATCGATTATTACAATAAAGTAGTGGTCCATAAAGACGCACTACTAAAAGCACACCAAACTTTGGATTATTGCGGGGGGGTCCATCACGCTCCATAATTGAAGCCAGCTGTCCTAGACAGCTGTATCGCTGATTCTTTCCGAGATTCCTTCTAATAGCTCGACCACTTCACACAGTTGCTCGTGGTCCCGATTGCATGTGGGTAGCCTATCGGCATATGCGTTGTCCCTTGTAGCTTTGCTTCTGATGTAAGCGAGTTTGTGCTGGTGGAGGGCCACCAGTTGTCTTGCTGATTGAATGCACTCTTGGAGTGCACAGTCCTCGTATTCCCTAAGTCGCCTTTGGATTGGCATGACTTCTGTTCGCAGATTAAGGCCTTCATTGGTTCTTTGCCTGGCCTGCATGAGTAAATTCTGCTGTGAGACGAGTCCCTCATAAAGCAGAGCGAGCGGGTAATGCGGTCCGCTGATCTGATCAACAGGGAGACATATTCTACGTGCATTGCTTGCGGAGCCTCTTTCTTCTCCTGAAGAGCTGCTTCCAATTTCCCTAAATCGTCCTGGAACTTGTCTTGACATTGTGGTTCTGCAAAAACAAAACCAGTTACTAATCTGGACAGAGCATCAGCCAGATGGTTATTTTTTCCATCTATGTGCTCTATATTTACAGGGATTCCTAGACCAGTAAGGAAATCTGTGAAAGCAATCCATCTAACCCTAGACGGTTTGTTAACATTGGACTTATTAAAGAAGCTAATAATAGCTTGACAGTCAGTCCTCAAACATAAACTGGACTTGTCTAGGTAATAGATTTTGAAGTTGTTGAGGCTGTTCATCACTGCATGTATCTCCGCATCAATTGTTGACTTTGGTGGGTTGAACTTCCCACTTGCATAAGCACAAACCCTTTCTGAACTTCGAGGGTCGTATTGCGCTACTTTCCATTTGCAGACACCTCCCCAACCATCCATGCATCCATCCGTTTCGATGATGATGAAACAGTCTGCAGGTGGTAATTCCAGGGCTGGTAGATTTTGGACTTGGGCTCTTATTTTGTCAATCAGGGCCCAATCTTGTCTGTTCATTCTCCGCTCACCAGTTGGGCTGACTTTGGCATATAATGGGCTAAGTAGACGGCCCATATGGGGAATATAGCTCCTTGCATAGTTTAGCAGGCCTAGCCATGATCTAAGCCCTTTAACCTCCTCAAGTTGCTTATTGGTAAAAGTGAGCAACTTTTGAACAATGTGGGGCTGCAACTTGATAAGCCCTTTGTGAATGATTGCCCCAAGGAATTCAATTTCAGCTTGGGCAATTTTCATCTTTGTTGGGCTTAGGATAAGCCCATTCTTTTGACAGATAGCGAGCATAATCTGTAAATGCTTCTCATGATCCTGTTCAGTCTTTGAGAATACTAGGATGTCGTCGATGTAGACGGCAATAAAGGCCTCCGTGCCTTTGAAACAGTGATCCATTTTCCTTTGAAAAATTGCTGGAGCATTCTTTAATCCGAATGGCATAACTAACCATTCATAAAGACCGCTGGGCACCCAAAAAGCTGTCCATTCTATTGAATCTGGATGCATTGCTACCTGATGAAAGCCACTTTTTAGGTCGAATTTGGAAAATATTGTGCTCCCCTTTAATCTCTGCAGGATCGTCTGGATTCCAGGAAGGCTGTACTGATCTTTATTAGTTAGGTCATTTAACCTTTTATAGTTAAAGACCATTCGCTCCTTTCCCTTAACCTCCTTCCCTGTAATAGGGTCTATGCTGGTTCCAGAGTTGACTATTATAGCTGTGGTTCTGTGCCGACTTTTACTGGGCCGGATTGCTCCTATTTTTAACAGGGCTTCCACATGCTTGCGAAAGCTTTCTTCCATCTGGGGTGTCACATGCTTCAGTGGGCGATCTTCAATTACCATATCTGGGTTTTTAATGTCCAGATGGCAAACAACTTGGTTTTTGGCCCAATACTTCATAGGCTCTTCCCCAATGTATCCCTGGGCTTTTAAGTCTTGAATAAGCCCTGCAAACTTTTGTTGGAATTGAACAAATGGCCGCTCAGTGGAGTATGCAACCATTTCTTGAATCAACCTGTGCTCTTCCAGGTTGAGTTCTTCTTCTTTCTCCTCTTCTTCTTGCTTAAGGAGAGGTGCAGCAAGCCTGGTGTTGATACTTGTTATCTGCTTGTAGAAGGTTATAGTATTACCTTCTAATCGTACACCACCATACATACTTCGTATAAAGTTGCACCCAAGGATAAGTTGGATGCCATCACCAATTTGCATCTCAAAGCTGTAACAATATGGGATCCGGAAGTAATGCTCATTGATGAACATTTTTCCAGTTTTAAGCTTCTGCTTGACTTGTTGCTTGGAATTGATGCCTGAGAAATTTACCACAAATGAATTCTCTTCAAGGGCATCTTTTGGTACACTTCTGCTGTCAATACAGCAGGTTGTTGCTCCTGTGTCAAGAATCGCCTTTACTGTAAAAGCTGGGATGCCTGGAATTTCCATTCGCACATCCATGTTGTAGAGCATATTCTTAACTGGTCGAGTTTTGGTAACTTGTGTGTCACCGTGAGCAATTATCCTGGTTGTTTCTTCAGGATTGAAGTAGCATGACCCTTCATCGATTACTATTCCTTTGTCTTTTCGCCTGCGAGAGTCTACTCCTGCTAGCTCCTTCCTTGATTGCTCAAGTTGCAACTGCAATTCTCTCTCCTGGGCGAGCTGCTTGTAAAAAGCAACTTCTTCCTTTAACCTGGCAATTTCATTATTGCACCAGGCGATGTACTCCTGCTGTTGCTGTAACAATCCCTTTTGGTTGAAGGGTGCTTGAGGCATTGGCTGGACAGTAATCTTTTTGTTGAAATAGGTGGGGCCACACATAAGGCAAGATGTTATGTGGCATAGCTTGCAATGTAAGCGAGCTCTCTGAGTGGTTTCCCTTTTACAAGGGTAACACCGAACATGTGCTGGATCATTAATGGGTTGATTCTCCTCCCATTCATGCTGGCAATAGTAGATCTCCTTAGAGATTTGCACGAGATCCTGGTATCCACCTCTTTTACCAAGCCAATATGTTCCATTGCATTCTTCCTGGAACACAAAACATTGTTCTTCAAGAGTTCCAGCTTCTTCTCCTTCGGAAATACTGAAGATTGCATCACTATCTGGATCACCTTCATCGATGGAGACTATCTCACAGTCATCTGGGAGGTCTAAACCTTCGAACATTGCAACTCGTTTCACATTTCGCCGGTCATTTGGACATTCCCGGGCGAAGTGACCTTCTTCCCCACACAGATAACACTTGCACTTTTTATTGCGCAAATGTTTTGTCTTTTCAATCCTTGCATGGGTGCTATGAGGCTTTCCCTTATAAGTGGTTGTGCGCCTTACACCATAACGTTTCTCTCCACTTTTACCACCGTAATAGCCTGGGATAGGGATTGAGCTGCAAAAGGATAGATTTTTCAGGGAGCGTCTGAACGCTGCATCTTTGCATTCGCCTTCAAGGTACTTATAAGCAAACAGAATCCGAGGGCAAACACCAACAATGTTCCCTGGATGTTTTTCTTCATAGGCCTTCTTCATTCTTTGGCCTAGGTCACCTGGCATTTTAAGCCATAACTTTTCACTCAATTCTGGGCCTATGAACATGCGCCCAGTCTTTGCTGCAATCCGCATAAAGTCATTTAAGTATTGGACTATATGCTTGACAGAATCACAAGTAAGCCTCTCCAAGTCTCTGTAGGCTTCATCTTGGACTGCAGTTGAACCTGTGGTTGGATCTTCTAAGGAAAAGACCCTTCGCATCTGAGAGAGTATATTTTGAGTACCCTCACGACCATCAGCAGTTGTAACAAGGTTCTCATATTCATCGGCGTAGCCCATACGCCATTGAGTCCAAATTATCTTTTCTGTTGGACCCAACATGTTTTCAATGAACTCGGCTTTATCCCTTGGGTCTGTGATACCCTGTTGAGCAACATAGGCCTTTGTTATAGCTTCCCATGAAGTAAAAACCTCATGAAACAGGCCAATTTGTTGAGGCATAATGAATAAAGCCCCAGTATTTTGTTGGGCCGAGGGAAGACTGATAAAGGCATGATTATCCCTCTTAAAATTTGGCCTTTTGGGATAATACCCTTCGAACATGGGCATTTGTGGGCTTGGATTGTAACTTGGGCTGGCTATATTTTGGGCTGGGGGGTACGCAACAGGTGTCATTGCAGTATCCGTTGGTGGGGTATATGAAGAAATTGCTGAGGATAAGACTTTCTCAGTTTTGGGTTTGGGCCGCCCTGACTCTTCATGGGCTTGTAATCTGGCAAAAGCCGGATAGTCAAATTCAGCCTCATGTTTTGATTCCTCTGTGGTTACTGCAACAGTATGGGCCATGGATTCCTGAGTTCCTTTGACCTCATCACCCCGAGGGGTGTCCGGTCTAGGTGGAACAAGATTGTGAACTTCACCGTTTCCGGTGTTTTCACGAAATAGATTTTCAGATATCCAGGCTGATTGAACCACGTCATCCTCACTTGTTGTAAAAGAATATCTGTCAAAATCAAGGACAGTATCTGCACTTGGGTGCTGGAAACTAAGATGTTGAATAGCATCTGAGTGTGATGAAGGACTGTTTGATTGACTCATAGCATCATATTCACTCCAAGTTGCCAAAGTACCATATGAGTCGTCTGATTGAAGGTCGAATGGTGGTTGAAATGAGGGGTAAGGGTAGGTAGATTCCCCACCACCTTCCGAAAAAGGATTGGTGAAATCCTGTGTAGGAGAAGGAACAGGTGATTGTTGAGCAAGGTATTGGAGATAGGACATGTCATCATCCTCATCAGAAGAGGAAGAAGGGGTGAGGTAAGTAAGGATATTATTAGAAGGACTTGAGGTGGATGGATCATTGTCAAGGTCATCCCATCCAGTAGCAACAATATGAGCAGGATCTTGTAGAGCATGTGCAGGTCGAGTATAACGGACATAAAAATCAAATTTGCCCGAAGGTTCACCAAGTGTATCCCATACCTCGTCATCTTCCCGCCATAAAGCGATGGTATGATTACGGATCTGCTCTTCATCTTCATCAGGGGGTACTTCCTCATCATGCTGATTATAAGCAACAGGGGTTGGATCTGGAGCTGGTTGGTAACTGTTGAATCTAAGAGAAATAGATCCATCAATCATGTTTCTTGTATCCACGTTGGTGGGGGCCATTGGGACTGCTGGGATATTGGATGGTCTTAGGAACCATTGTTGGCCCTGTATATCTGCAGTAGAATATCGCCGTCCTGGCAGGGCCTGAATTCCATGACTGACCAAGTAGTCGGTAACATTTTGGATCTGATAGGCAAAGGCCACATTAGGGGTATTTGATAACCGTCCAACAATTCCCCTTGTAACAAGCAGATTTGCCTCGCCATTCTGCCAATTCCCATATCCTTTTGTTAATATGGAAATTTGAACATTCCGGCAGAAGTCTCTGACTGTCATCATGGTGTCCGGGATTATGTACACCATCTGCATACCTTTAGTTAAATCCAGCTCCATGGTGGCAAATATTGACTGGTCTCCTTGCCACCGATTGTCTCTAAACACCACAAGGGCTGTTGTTCCCTCATGCTGTCTGTGTAAGATCTGGATCCGAACCTGAACTATGCCCATATGAATGAAGGACATACCGCTCCTGCTTAACTGTTCAGCACTTTCCGGTTGAATTAGTAACCGGTCAACTTGATCACCATCTACACAAAGGATAGCCTCCTCTGACTTGTGAATGTAGACTTGATGGTGCCGATCATCAGTTCTTGATCTGTAAAGTACCTCTGCTGGTACTAGTCTGGCACGCTCCTGCATTGATAGCTGTAAAGCTACTTCAGGGTCCACAACCTGTTCCAAGGTCTGATTGTAGGGTCGTCCTATCAACTGATTCCATCTCCGCCCCATGTTGTGCCGCCGCCGCTGCCACTGCCTATAATCTCTGATTTGGTCATCATAGAGGGGAGTATTATCCCTTTCTTCCACCCGAGCTGTTGTAGCCGGAGGGAGTTGCTCTATAACTGTACGAGCACGACTGGTACTCATTGTTGTTGCTTCTTTAACTTTTCTACCTCTTCCTTGTAGATCAGGTATGGGTCTTTGTAAGCGTAGAAGGTACCACGCTTCTCCTTCTTTTTCTCAGTACCTAAGGAAAGGTTCTTGAGTTTGTCAACCAAATCGTCAGGTAAGGTTGCTGTTGATGAGCCTTGCTGGGGTTGCTTTCCAAGTTGCCTTGTAAGTTGAGCAACCTGTTCAGATAAGCTGTTGACGTTGACAGAAAGTTCCACCACAAGTTGAATGAGCAGGTTGTTTTGCTTAATCAAAGCCTTCGTACCAGTAATGCCTCCTGAATAATCTTCTGGATTTATAAAACCTAGGGCGGGACTGTTGATAGGCTCGGTTGCTTCTAAAGCTCTTTTGTATGTAGGAGTCTTTTCAGTATTCTGGTAGGTCATGAATGAACCCACCGTTCAACCTTAGCTATTAGGGTTTCAACCCTATCAAGCTTTTGGTTAAGAGACTCGGTCAACTGAAGGGCCTGTGCTTCAACAAGCTTTGGCTGTTTGGCAATTTCTGTGACTAAGGCTTTTACCTCACTTTTGGACAAAGGTTTATGGGCTATAAACTCACTGGTTAAGGTTTTCAAACTAGACTCAAGCTTTCGAATTCTAAGGTCTTGTTTTTCTAAGGTTTCTTGGATACTTTTGAAATTTTTAATAGAGACACGGCTAAACAGATTCAAACGATCATAAACTACAGCAAGGTTGTGTGAAATTTCTGAATTGGAAACTTTTGGTTTTGAAGCTAGATCTAAGTACTCGAGATTAGCTGTATGGGATGTCTCATACCATTTCTGTATTGCTTCTTCCCAAATTCTAGACATAGATTAGATCACCTTTAGCGTCATGCGAAGGGTTTCACTGGACTTACTCTCCTCTCGCTGCCAGATATAGTGCCTTCACCCTTTTCGCGATGATCGTTTTCTATATCATGAACACAGGAATAACAATACAGATAGGAACTAAACACACCATACAACCAACTCTTTCCTCAGACCTAATGGAAGAACTTAAGCTCCCATCGTTGTAAGAACATAACCAAGCTCTGATACCA